TTTTGTTCAGACCAAATTACTTGATCAGATGTCATTGGCATTTCAGCGCCAACCATTCTTAAGAATCCAGATAACGTTCTGTTTCCATAACGCTCTACTTCTTGTTCATAAATTTCAGGTAAGTACTGTTGCGCGAAAGTGCTTGTTTTTTCAGCATCATACGCACCACCTGCAGTACTGTCAAATTGTAGGTAATTACTGTTCAATAACTCTTGACTTTGAGATGGAACAATTTTACCAAATTGAGGAGTTAAACTCATAATTAATAATTTTTAATTAGTTAAATTTTTTTGTTTTAATTTTTAGTTTTGTAGAATCAGCGCCTGAAATAGCTTTAACTTTAAATCCATTAATAAACACATCACCTTGAGTAGTTCTAGCTTTAGTGTCACTCAGGTTTTTTGATTTGTTTATAACATCTTTTACAGCGTCTGCTTTTCCTTGCTCATAAAAATGAGCGGCAATCTTATCTACGTTTTCAGCAGCATAAATAGCCTTGTGATAACCATTAACGTCTTGAACATTACCATTTTCGTCTAGGAACTTCCCAACGAGGTTTGTTATATTAGACTGGCTCTCTGCAACTTTATCAACATTTTGAATATTATACTTATATTTCTTTTCACCAACACTGATATCAAAACCTTTGAAATCATCGCTAAAAAGCTTTTTTGTACTATCTTTAAACATTTGATGCTGTTGCTCAGCTTGTTCTTGCTCCTTATTGTATCTATTGAAAAAATCCATAGCTTTTTGTTGTTCCTGAGTAACGCCCGGTCTCAACTTGATCTCGTCGTAATACTTACTCTTAGTTTCCTCTAAAAAGCTCTTGGCTTTCGCAACTTCTTCTTTAAACGCAAGTTTCTTTTTGCGTATATCCCTTTCTTCATCGATGTCTTCATCGTAGTCAAAATCTTCTAATAAAAGATCAAGATCTTCAGAATCTAAATAGGGTTTATTTTTTTTGTAATACTCTTTAATTAGAGTTTTGTCGTCTACATTACTGTAATCAGCATTTAAACGAGTATAATCTTCTATTGTGCCACCTGTTTCTTCCATAAAAGAAACTAGCTTTTCAATATTCTCTGGCAATGGTTTGCCTAATACTTTTTCATCTCTTATAGCTTCTTTAACTTCTGCTTCAACTTGTTTAACTTCAGCTTCTGTTACTTCTTGGATCGGAGAAAACCCTTCAGTAGTCTCGTTGGACTCTTGTACAGGTTTTCCCACCTCTGTGCTATCTCCGGATGGTTCTTCCACAGATACCTCCTTTGTTTCTCCGACTTGAATGGCATCTTGTTCTTCTTTTTTTATTACTACTTTTTTAACCTCTGGTTCTAATTCAACTAAAGGTTCTTTAGGATTTATATTTACTTTAGTAACATTATCCTTAGTTTCGTTTAATTTTTTAGGTGTTTTCTTTTTTGTTTTTAATTTAAACTCACCTTCCTGCTTAACAGGTTCATTTGTTTTTACTTCTGACATAATATAATATAATTAAATAATTAAATAAACATTTACATAAATGCGTTCATACCAGCTTCTGACTGGTTTTCAAAGTTAATTGGTAAACCATCATTATTTCTTTGGCTTATCATTTCGCTTTGCTGCGTACCTTCCATTTGTATACGCTTATCTTTTCTATTTTCTTTTTCTTGTTCTTTTTGTTGTTGATTCTGTATTTCAGCTTGTTTTAATTGCATATCAAACTGATGCTGCATTTGCATTTTTTGTTGATCAAGCTGAGACTGTATTTCCATTTTTTGAATTTCCATTTGAGTTCTAGCTTGCTCGTATTGTACCTTGGAACCGCTTATAGCTTCTTGTTTCTGAACTTCAGCCATAGCTGTTTTCTCAGCGGTTTCAGCTTGAGCAGCCGCTTGAGCTTGTATATTAGACTGTTGAATTTCCATGTCTTGCTTTTGCTTACGCTTACGTTTTATTTTAAGCATTTGATTAGCAAGTTTAAGATTTTTTATTTGTCTTACATCAATAGCATCATCTAAATCAATACCATTATTTTGCAATGCAATTTGTATGTTTTGCTCAAGCTTAGCTTGTTCTTCTTCATCTGGTTCTAATTCTAAAAATATACCAAAGTCATGCAAGTTTAAAGCGCTTATTTGCTCTAAAGTCTGTGTATTAAACGAAGATATTGAATTTTTAAGAGATTCAGCTGTTAAAGGAAATTCTAAAGCATCTGCTATTTTTAGTGAAATATTTTCTGCTATTTTAAGAGTTATATATAAACTAGATTGATTTATATGCTTAGTAGCTGTATTTGACGCGCTAGCCGCTAATTTCTGTAATCCTACTAATGTATTGCGATCAGGCAAACTACCGTCTCTAGCTTCGTTAAGCCCTGTTACATCACGTATCATTTGTAAATAATACTGATAAGTATTAATTAAACTAGATATTTTAGCACCACCATTACTGCTTTGTAATTCCTGTATAGGTACTTTTCCTCTATTTACTTCACCATCTTGAGTAAGAGATCTACCAACTATAGAACCTGTTTGAAAATACATATTCAATGCTTCGGCTGGGTTGTAATTAGTACCGTTACCTAAGTCTACTTCTGCTAGGCCGTCCATATCTAAATAAACACCATCAGGTACTATTCTAGATAAAACTTGTTGAAGCTTTAAATGAGTTAGTTGTATCATATCAGCAAAGCCAATACATTTGCTAACTAAAGAGTCAATTCTTCCTTTGTACATTCTTGGTGCACAAATAGAATAATTCATTTCTACTTTAGTAGTATCCGCATAAGGTCTTGACATGTTTTCTGCTAATTCCCATTTAAGCATAGTGTCTGTGCCTAGGACTTTAGCCCCGGTGTATAAAACCTCTATAGATCTTGAAACTCTTTCAAAATTATCATTTTCTGGAGGATTGAATGTATCTGGCTTTTCAATAGCCTTTAACAACCCTTGGTCAGTTTGTTTTATTTTAAACACCTGATTATGATATGTCTTATAATCAAAGTACATAATCTGAACAGTGTTTTCATCATAACCATTATAACCAGTAACATATTGCCTGTTTCCAGGCATTTTCTGTATACGCTCAAGTTCTTCGTTAGATATATGTGGAAATTCTTTTTTAAGTTCTGGTATTGTTATAGACTTAACTTCGCCTACATAATATATGTCTTGAAAATTAGGATCTTCTGTGTATGAATATACCATGTAGGCAGGATCTACATAATCAACAGTAATACCATTTGCGGTATTAAAACTTGTTTTACTAACAGCAATACCGCATACTGTTAAATCCATATTTAATCTTCTACGGATAAGATCATATTTGTTTTGAGCAAAAACAGTTGTTATAGCTTCTTCTTCTGCTATTTCTACTGACTGCTTATAACTAAGCTGCATGTGAAGTTCAAGCTCTTCTTGAGTTTCTGGTATCAAATCAGGATTTGGTGTTTGATATAAATCAATACCAAGAACTTGCTTTATGTTTTCTATATAATCTTTAGCAAGCATATCTTCATATATTTTAGAAGCGTAAGAAGTTCTTTTTTTAATGGAACTAGGATCTTGCGCGTATGCTTTTATTTCATAAGCTCTTTGTGATATACCATTAACTACTATGTCTACAAATTTAGACAATATAGGAACTGGCTTCCAGTCTAAATTAAGATAAGACAAATCACCATTAATAGATAATTCATCTTTATATTTTTGTATAGGCTGCTCTCCTCGAGCGTATAATCTTAGCGTGTTAAAGTTATTCCAGTTAGTTAAGTATCTATTACCGCTAGTTCTACCTGATTTAAACCACTCATATTCAATAGCCATAGCAACTTGGCTGCCGTATTCCAAACTTGCTTTTTCAGCATCGCTTACGACTTGACTTGGAAAAGCGCTATTTGAGTTAGTATATATATTCATTTAACTTATTATTTTTGATGAATTACCCCTGTTATCATATCTTTTTATTCCAAGATCTACAGGTTCTAATTTAATTTTGTTTACTGGAGAATATCTATGCTTGTTACAAGCCATTAAAGCTAAACCAGAACTAATAGAAGCATCGTGTTTTGTTCTATTGTTTATATTGAATTTAGCCCAATCTTCTAGTGTTCTTTGAAAATACATATCACCATAACCCGATTCTTTTAGTCCTACAAATGTTTCTATGTAGGTTTCAATAGCTGACGCATGCGCTTGCTTTATGTCTTCACTTGAGTTTGGTATACCTCCTAATTCTCTTTCTGTTATAGAAAGTTTATTATATCTTCTATCAGGCCTGTTCATTGAAAAACCTCTGTAACCTCTTTTTTTAAAATAATATAATAATCTTGGTTTATTATTTTCTGCTAATATTGGCATGCCATAAAAAATACACGCCATAAGTACATCTTCAAAAAATGTTTCAGCTGTTTGAGGTCTAGCTATATACTCTAAAAAGAAGTGGTTAGGCGGTACGTCTTCCATTGAAAACTTTGTAAGACCGTGTAAAGATCCTTTAGAACCTCTTTTATCTACTGTACCTGATATGTCGTATGGATCACATCCAAATGCACCCATAAAATCATTACCTGGATAATTAGTGCCATTTTTTTTATAACGTTTGTTTTGCAAGTGAAACGGCGGTACCCAACTTACCTTAAATCTACCATTTTTGTTAGGAACAAATATAACTTTTGTATCTTGTTCTGCATTTTCCCATTGAAAACTACCCTGCGTAATATTTATAGAATTACGCATGTCTTCATTAAAATCTATTTGCTCATAAATTTTAGTTAGATTAAATAAAGATTCTTTTGACTCATCTCTAAATGCGTGCTTTTCAGTGCGTGGAAACTGTCTATAAAACTCATTTAAAGCATCTTGATCTTGTTTTAATCCTTCTACTTCGTTATCCCAATATTCTATTACACCTAAATCTATTATCTCACTTTGCGGTCCTTCAACTGGTTTTTTAGGCGTGTCGAAGACAGGTAATCCATAAGAATCAATGTATCCTTCGTAATTCCATTCCATAGGTATAAACAAGCTATATAATCCAGAGCGAGTTTGTCCATTCGCGTTTCGTTGCGTAATGTCTGAGTCATTGTATAGTTTTTTAAAATTGTCTCCACCTTTATCTAATGAGTTACTAGTTGAACCCATCATACACTTACCTATAATTCTACTACCTAATCGTAAGCAGGTTTTCGTGACCCTCCAGTTGTTAAGGATGTTCGTCGGGCGTTCCCATTTGCCGCTCTCATCGTGGACGAGGAGTTTGAGTTTCTCACCGTCATACGAGTTGTCGCCCGTGTTTTTCCAGTCGATCGTGGTG